GTGCACTCCAGTCGTCGAAAACAAGAGAACTAGCAACGATCGATATGAGCGAAGCTAGTGATCGAGTTTCAAGAAAACTGGTGTCAAGGTTGTTTAGAGACAACGTCGATTTCAAAGAGAAATTGATGGCGTTATCTACTCGCATTATAGAGCTTCCAGATGAAATTAATTTCATCATGGAATTTCCGTCGGCCAAGTTTGCGCCGATGGGATCTGCTCTGTGTTTTCCGATTATGGCAATAGTGCATTTTGCACTTGTTCGTGCCATCTGTCAATTCACCGGACACCCTGAACATCTTGACTCTATCTACGTATATGGAGATGACATTTTGTGCCATCGAGATATCGTAGAGGCAGTGTATAAATACCTGCCAAAATTCGGAATGAAGCTCAATCAACAGAAGAGCTATTACAAATCATTCTTTAGAGAGTCATGTGGGATCCATGCCTATTATGGCAAAGATATAACGCCTGTGTATTTTAAGAATACACCTAACACTAACATGGACGTAAGTTCATATGTCTCGTGCCTTCAAATAGAAGGTCAGCTCTATAAAAAGGGCTTTTATGAGACCGCTAGATTACTGCGTAATGAACTCCGCGCAATGAACACATATGGGTTTGAACTTCCATATGTGCCGTTGATGTCCCCAGTTCCTGGATTTATCCGGGAATCAAAGACACTTCTTCAATTAGATGATCTTAAATCTAAGAGAAGGAGGTGGGATCATGATACTCAATCCTGGAAAATTAGGGTGATTGTTCTAAAAGCTTTACAAGAACAGTTGCCCATGATAACACAGGATGAAGGGTATATGCGTTGGCTTACGACGGGTGCGGAAATGGAGGATGCTGGGTCGTTACTCCCAGTGAATCTGAATTTGCACACGTCTCACCAAGCACATGTTAGGGGTTCTCTGCTGAGGTTAACAACCAAAGCAGTGTGGCTACGAGAATCCGCACTTAATGCAGGTCTCAAGGAGGATAAGTGGAAATTCCACGGATGCGCGTACAGGGGGCAAGTAACCCTTCTGACACGTGTACTCTACCAACTTGAGAACCACATGGAGTGGATCATGTAGTAGTCAGGGCGAGAGAGTCGAGCTAAACCGACTTCAATAAAATCTTTCAAGATTTTCGGACGCATTCAACCCAATACAGAAGAGG